AATATTGTAAATGGAACAATCATTTATGAATTGACTTCGGCGGGAACAATTTCCGCCAAAGTGGTTACTGGCACTTATCAACCTAAAACAAAACCTTCTACAACAGTAAATAATCCATCTGAATATAGTCAAAGTGGAATCAAACATATTGTCGAATTCCTTGGTAGTGATACCATAAATTTAACAATAATCGATCGACTAGACAATAACAGAACTCTGTTTACTGTGGCAGATAAAGATTATATTTCTCTTGGTGTTCGCGCATCAACTAAACTCTTAGAACTTTATAAGTCTGAGCGCGATAGTTTACACAATCGTGCTTCTTTCGGCACATGGTTGCTTGCTATTGAAGATAGCATCAGTTGGTTGGCAAATCAATATCCTAAACTTGCGAAAGATTTACTTGTTGATTTTGCAGTAAAACAAACAGAAGGATCAAACGGCGATGCGCAAAGCAATAAAACAATCGCATTTGATGACCCTGCAGATATTGAAACGCTGGTAAAACAACTTGATCTTAAGAAAGATGAAGCAGAAAAAGCGAAACAAGAATTTCTAGCAGAGGCATGTTCTTCTGCTAAATCTGAAATTATAACTAATTTTGCAACTGATACGCAGTCTATATCTACTGCAGTTTCACAATCATCTCAAACTACTGCCGATGGAACTTCGACGACGTCGGTGTCTACTGTTCAACCATCTGGTGCTGTAAAAACAGTAACCACAACAACCAACGCAGATGGAACTGTGACGCAACAGAAGACGGTTGAAAAGGTTGAACCTCCACTCAAAGAAAATGCACCATCAACTTTAACTAATGGTATTGACCATCCTGCGCAAGCAGCAGATTCTATGAATACTGCAGTCAATGCACCACAGGCAGATACATTACCATCAAATGAAAATACAAATATTGCTAAGGAAGATGGTAAGGGGTTTAAAGACCCAAATAAAAAATATCCGAAACCAGATTATGTGAACAAACCAGACACAAATACTCTGGCGCTTGGTGTTAATTCTCCTGGTATCAATCCAGATCCTAGAACTTCTGTTGGTGATAAATCTTCGCAATCTCTTGGTTCTTCGCCTGCAGCAAGAAACGCATCAAGAAAACGTGCTGTTAAAATGGCAGGTCGTTCGGGGTCTACATGGGAACAACCAGCAACTCCATACGCTGCAAAATATCCATATAATAAAGTGTTTGCTGGTGAATCTGGTCATGCGTTGGAAATTGATGACACTCCTGGATTTGAGCGTTTGAATATTGCTCACAAGTCAGGAACCTTTACAGAGACTGGACCTGATGGAACTCAAGTAAATAAAATTATGGGTAATGGGTATTCCATCATTGAAAAAGATGGTTTCGTTTTAATTGAAGGTAATGCCAACGTTCACATTGCAGGACAATGTAATGTGTTCATTATGAATGATACTGCATTAACTATGCATGGTAAAGTCAGTCTTGACATACATAATGATGTTAATGTCAACATTGGTGGATCGCTTGGTCTTTCGGTACAAGACGGTATCTATCTCAGAAACGAAGGTGATATTTCTGTTAAGAATGAAGGTAAGGTTGATGCTGAAATAACTGGCGCAGTCACTACTAAGACTACAGGAAAGTATAATCTAACAACAGATGCTGGATTGAATCTGACATCCAAGGTTAATACGCACATCAAATCTGGTGGATCATTTTTCAACCATTCAACTGGTAACATGAATTTGTGCACTGATGCAGAAATTCTTGCTAAATCTACTGGCGATATTAACTTGAAAACTGCTGCGATGATCAATCAAGAATCAACTGGCAATGTTAATATTAAAACTGCTGGAACTATTAATGCAGAAAGTGCAGGAAATATCAGTTTGAAGGCACCTCTGATTGCTTCTTCGCCGATCGATACACCAACTCTTGATGTTACAACTGCGAATATTACTACTCTAAATGTAGGCACTCTAAATGCAGGCACTACAAATCTTCGTGCAACTGGAACCGATACAGGAACAAATGGTGGAAGCACTCACGATCTTCCAATCTCTGGTCCATCATCAATAACAGTTTCAGTAACTGCTCCTGCATCTGCTGGATCTGCTGAAGATGCAGTGTGTGCAGTCTCTGCAAAACTACCAGTAACATATGAATTGGAACAACCAGTTTCGTTGTCAACGCCTGTGGCAATCGAAAGAACAAACGATTCAGTTAAGAATGGTTACGATGGTGAAAACGATAGTATGAATACTGATGGTGGAGAACCTGATTCAAATGGAAACGTAGATGGTCAAACATCCGGATCATCTAATGAGGACTGTGTGACCAATTCAGATCCATCTAATCCAGGAAGTCCAGGATCTGATGAGAATACTGCGGGTGGAACAGAATCGTATCCTCCAGTAGCAGGAAAGAGTTCTATTCCAACTAGAGATTGTAATACGTTAAAGGGGACTAAACTTCCACCACTTCCAACGCAGGGGCAAAAATATGATGGTACTTTGAAAATTTCTCCAAGAATAACGCTGGCACAATTATGTAATGGTAGGGATGGTTGCCCTAATGGTGCTGCCGATCTTCGTGGACATAAATCGCCAGGAAGTAAGCAAAATGAATATGAAATTTTAAATAATCTTCGTTGTCTTGCAGTCAATGTAATTGAACCTTTAATGGACAAGTTTGGTTCTGTATCATGGTCTTGTGGATTTAGAAAATACTATCCAAACGGAAAGAAAAATAAACTGGATCCCAATGCACACGGTTGGGGATCAGCAGTTGACTTGTCATTCCCTAAATTGAGCAAGAAACAATATATTGATGTTTGTCGTTGGGCTGCTGCTAACCTAACAGCATATGATCAAATTATTCTTGAAAGGAATAGTGGAGGTTCAGTTTGGGTTCATATAGGGTATACATCTCGCGATGGTAAATCTAGAGGGCAACAATTAACAGCAACACCATCTGGTGGAAAAATGAAATATACTTCAGGGTTCAGACAAGTTGCGTAAAAAAGAGTAATAAATAAGTATATGACAACAAAAACAGTAAACAGAATCTACTCGGATCTAGATCTATCCTTCGCAATGCATCCAATTACGGGTGACGTTGCGAGGAAGTTTGATGTCAATGCCGTAAAACAGGCACTGAAAGTTCTAGTTCTCACGAACTTCTACGAAAGACCATTCCAACCCAAACTTGGTTCGCCGATCTACGGTATGATGTTCGAGAACGTTGATATTGTTACTGCCAATTCTTTAAAATTGAGATTAGAGTTACTAATCAATAAGTATGAACCACGAGTTAGATCGCAACAAATAGATGTTGTGCCTCTCTTTGATCAGAATGCGTTTAATGTATCCATTTATTTTTATGTTGTCGGGGTTGTAGATCCCGTTTCATTTTCAACTGTTCTAAGAAGAAGTAGATAAGATGTCTCAACTTAATGTAACTGAATTAGATTTTGCAACTATTAAAGAAAATCTAAAAACCTTCATGCAATCGCAAGAGGAGTTCCAAGATTACAACTTTGATGGTGCTGGTCTAACAATACTTCTTGATATTCTTGCATATAACACACACTACAATGCAACTCTTGCGCACCTTCAAGCAAATGAAATGTTTATTGATAGTGCAGTCAAGAGAAACTCAGTTACATCTATTGCGAAAACATTAGGATATACACCTACGTCAAGAAGATCTGCTCGTGCAAATATTACATTACAAATTAGACCAGCATCATCATTCACGAACACCAGTTTAACAATAACACGCGATACACCATTCACGGCAAGAACAGCAAAGAACACATATACTTTCTTCCCGAGAGAAGATTATGTTTCTGGATTAGTTGTTCTTGAAACAGGTCAAACAGGATTCAGTTTCCCGATGGAACTGATTGAAGGTAAGCGAGTAACAAATACATTCATTGTTGATCAATCTAATAAATCTGGTCCATTTGTTTTACCAAATGGAAATATTGACACTACTACTATAAGAGTAAGAGTGCAGCAATCAAACGCAGTTACATCGATTACTACATGGAACTTCTATGATGATATTGTGGAAGTAGATGGGACTACTAGAGCATTTTTTATTGAAGAAGGTCCATCTGGACTATACGAAATAAGATTTGGTGATAATATCGTTGGGCAGGAACTACAAGTTGGTAATATTGTCAGTATTGATTATATCGTAAGCAGTGGCACAGCAGCGAACTCTATTCCCAATTTCTCAGCATCCAAAACTTTTACTGCTTCGGGTGAGAGTAAAGTCGTTTATCTCGGATCTGCTGCTACTGGTGGCAGTGAAAAAGAAAGCGTTGATAGTATTAGGTATAACGCACCAAAATTCAATTCTACGAAGAATCGTGTTGTTACATCAGATGATTATGAAACGTTGATCAGATCCAGATTTGGTAACATCAATTCCATTGCTGTGTGGGGCGGCGAAGAAAATAATCCTCCTATCTATGGTAAAGTGTTTATCTCGATTCAACCACTACCTGGATCGATTGTCTCCCAAGCAGATAAGGACATTATCGCTAGAGATATTATTCGACCAAGAAGTGTTGTTTCTATCCAACCTGAATTCGTTGATCCAATCGAAACATATATCGGGTTAAATATTTCAGTAAACTACAATAAAACAATTACATCTTTAACCTCTTCAAGAATTGAATCCGAGGTTAGGACAGTTGTGCAAAACTTCTTTACGAACAACGTTAACAAGTTACAAAAGAATTTCTATTATTCCAAATTGCTTTCTGCTGTTGCCGGAACGACGCAGTCTATTTTCTCTGCCAGTATTCAAGTGCTGATGCATAAAAGAATAACGATATTTACAGGAGTTCCGGAAGATTATGTGATCAGGTTCAACACTCCATTAGAAATTGAAACGCTAAAAACAACAACTTTCACTACAACTATTGGAACACAAGAATACGATGTCTATATAACTGACCAGCATGATATAACAGTTGGTGATATCGGAACTCTTGTTATGAAACGTGCATCGGATGATGTCATTGTTCTATCCAATGTAGGAACTGTCGATTATACCACAGGGGTTGTTAATATTACAGATCTCTTGATCGATTCGGGGTCAGAAACAGAACTTAGAATCTATGTTGAACCGTTTGGTGATGCGCCGAATATTCTGACAACAGATCTGACTTCAACATCAAATGTTTCAACAGCAGCAGTTTTCCCATACGCTGCTAGAAATACTGTATTAACATTGGATACTAGCGCAGCAAATTCAGTAACAAATATTCCTGCAGGACTGACTGTTACTGCAATTGCCAATTCACAAGAATAATAGATGTCAGAAACCACCTCATACTATAAAAAAGTTGCCAGTGTAACTGTCACTAATGGTGGGTCGGATTACACCTCTGCACCAACAGTTACAATCGGTGGTAATGCGACGGCAACTGCAACTATTTCTGGTGGTAAAGTAACTGCAATCACAGTAACAGCAGCAGGATATAACTATCTAACACCACCTGTCATTTCATTTTCCGGTGGTGGCGGTTCTGGTGCAACAGCAACTGCAAATATGGTTTATATTGACGATGGTTACAATGGCTTCAAACAATCACTAAGTCATCTGATCGCAAATCAACTTCCGGATTTTGTTCGCACTGAGTATCCAGTATTCATTACGTTCCTGGAAAAATATTATGAGTTCCTAGACGAAGAAAATCAAGTAAACAATTTCCTTCTCAACTATGAGAAGAATTTTGACATCAACAGAACACTTGATACATTTATCCCTAAGTTTAAGAACCAATATGCACAGAACTTTCCACTTGGTGCACAGATTGATGATAGAAGATTAATCAAATTCATCAAGCAGTTCTATGAAGCAAAGGGTTCTGAGAAGGCAATTGAACTTCTCTTTAGAATCTTGTATAATGAACGCACAGAAATTTTCTATCCATCTGAGCAGATCCTTCGCGCATCTGATGGTATCTGGATCGAAGATGTAACATTAAAACTCGCAGTTGATTCATCGATTACCGCAAATCCGTTTGATCTTAGCAGTAAAACAGTTAGGATTACATATTATGAAAATATCTCGTCAGTAATATATGAAAGAACCATTGAAACAAATATTAGCAATGTAACTAAGTTTGCATATGTTTTCCCTGCTGTTTATGAATTGGTAACAAGTCTACCAAAAACTGCAAATATTATAGTTCCAGGCGCTGGTGCATCTGCTAATGCTCTTGTTTCGGGCGGCCAGGTAAAGGCAATTGTTGGAGATACCAACAAGACATTTAATGCTGCTACTGCAGTTAATCTAACGAACAATACCATTACAATCGCATCTCATGGATATTCAACAGGCGATGTGGTTATCTATGATAAAAATGGTGGAACAATTGTAACTGGTCTTACCAATCACGCTGTATACTTTGTTATATCAGTAAATGCTAATACTATTAAAATTGCTACGAGCGCAGGAAATGCTACATTAGGAACGGCAGTCGACCTTACTGTTCTCGGTTCTGGAACACATAAACTGTATGATCCTGTTATTGATAGTGGTAATGGTTACTTTGCCGCACCAACAGTCCAGTTTACCTCAACAACGGGAAGCGCAGCAACTGGCAGAGCAATTCTTACAGATACTAATGAAATATCACATGTAATAATTACAAACGGTGGATCTGGATATTCATCAGCGCCTGCTGTTACGTTTTCTACAGAAGCAATACGAACTAAAGTGGAGATTGTTTCTGGAGATACAATAACTAACTATGGGTATATTGTTCGGCAACTAGCAACAGTTGATGTTATTGATTGTTCCGGAACACCACCATGTGGGTTTACAGTTGGTGACATTTTCTCTATTGACGAAACGGGATCTGTGGGTTCTTATGCAATAGAATTTGAAAATGAAACTCTAGAATATTTTCTAAACAAATATAATGAAACTGATACTGCAGTAAATCCATACACTCTCGTTGGTAGAGATAACAAGGCTTCTATTAGAATCGATGCAGTTGATGCAGATGGTTGTCCGACTGCAGTCAGTATTTTCGACACAGGTTTTGACTTTGAACGTGAAGAATTCACTGCGATAATCGAATCAACACTAGGATGCACTGCTACTCTGTCATTTACTACAGGTGCGGTGAACGTCAAGACGGGCAGATTTAGAGACTCGCGTGGTATGTTGTCGAATGTCAACAGACTACAAGATAACTTCTATTACCAGAACTATTCATATGTGGTTCGTTCAAATGTTCCATCAAATAAATGGTTGGATATTGTTAAGAATACTACGCACCCAGCAGGTACTGCTGTCTTTGGCGAACTTACTATTGAGCAGACGGTTGACTTCAATCAATTCATTACAACCCCAATACAACCTCTACATATCTATGAGTTTGTGCTTGAAGAATTGTTTACTTCAGGTGGTATTAATCGCAATAACGAATTCTACTTTGAAGTTGAGTTTATTAAAGTTCTTACTGACTCTGCGACAGTAGCAGATGCGAACAATAATCATGTTTATAAGGTTCTGTCGGATTTTGTAACTACAAGCGAAACCCTTGATTTTGACTTTGATATTGGTATCTATG